AGATAGCCATATCCACATAATCCTGTACCTCCGCTTGGAACTTCATTCTTTGTTCGGGGTTCGCCGCGAGGTCCGCCGCCGATTCGATTTTGTCCGGGTCGATGCCGTAGGCTTGGATGAGGTGGTCGGCTGTAGCGTCCACGACAAACTCGTACTTCCATCGTGTACCGTCAACCAGATAGCGGCGTTTGTAGGCGACCGCATATAGTGGTTCAATGCCCGTCGTAGTTGAGGCCAGGATTCCGATGCTGCCAGTCGGAGCAATGGCGCGGTAGGCCACGGGCCGGGAGAGGTAGAGCCGGTCGCAATGCTCGTCAGCGGCTTTCTTGCTTTCGTTCTGGTAGACTTCGAGCCACTTGTGGAGTTCGGGCGTGACTTCATACTTCATCTTCCTCTTCAGCAGCCATTCGTGGATGCCCATGAGTCCTAGACCCAAGCGGCGGTTCTTCTCTCGGACCTGCTTGACCTTCTCGTAGGGCAGTTCGGCCCTCACGGTCCCGCAGACGAGGAACTTGCTCGCCAGCGCCACCACCTCCTTGAACTCCTCCAGGGACTCGATGTTGCCCATGTTGACGGAGCCCAAGTTACAAACATCCGAATCGTCCTCGCTCGTCACCTCGGTACAGGCATTGCGGAGGGTTTCGTTCTGCTTGTCCCCGAAGTTGAAGGAGAACCCCGGTTCCCCGGTAGACATCGCCTGCTTCACATTGGCAAGGAAGGTCGGGTGGTGGGCGCGTTCCTTGTCATTCAGCCATGCGTCGTCATAGTTGAGGCTGATGTTGGTCATGTCCAAGGGGCAGGGGAAGTTGAAGTCCTGCGCCTTGATGTCCTTGAGGGTCTGTCCGGTAGAGCCTACGGGCATATCGGACCAGTTCTTCGCCTTCAGGAACTCGGGGGCGTCTTCGTGCTGCCAGTTGAGCGAGCCGTAGATAGCCGAGCGGCGCGAGCCGCCCTGCATCACATTACGACCAATCTCGTTGATTGCCAGCATAAGAGGAATCGGCCCCGAACTAAGACCGCCGGTCCGTCGAAGTGTCCGGCCAGCGGGCCGTAGGGCGCTGTAGTCCACCCCGATACCACCCCCAGCCGTGAGGCAAGCCATCGCATAGCCCGCTGTCTCAGCCCATTGCTCTCGGGTGTCGTGCTCGGCACGAAGTAGATAACAGTTATTCCAGAACTTAGCCTCTCGTCCGGCGTAGTAGACATACCGCCCTCCGGGGATGAACTTCATCTCCGCGATGTACTCGACCAACTGCTCCCGTTCCGACTGGGACAGGATGGGGTGGAGTGTGCCGCCCTGAGCGCCACACACGGAATCGACAATCGTGATAGCCCGCTGCCGCCAAGTCTCGTTGTGGTTGAGGGCGTACTTATTGCGGAAGATGTTGTGGGCCAACGAGGTCTTGAACGGGTTATGCTTGTCCATCGGGTTCCTTGTAAATGTCAGCATCTACTTTCTGGAGATGTTGGAGGAGCGCAATCAAGTCCCCAATGTCTTCGTAGTTGAAATCATAGCACAGCCCCACATCGTCATCATCCTCGATGTCCCCGAGCGGGGTCCAGACACAACATCCAATCCCGTCTTTGAAGAGAATCTTATCCGCCCGGAACTTCCCCTTCCGGTGTACCGTATAGTTCACGCAGCAACCTCTCAGTTTCTTCTAGCAGTTCTTGTTCTGTCCCATAGGCGGCCACGAAATCGCGTTTGCTCCTCGCAAGGGATGGCCCGAGCCCCACGCCAACACCTCGGTGATGGTAGGGGCAGAGCCCGATGACCAGACTATCCGACAGCCTCCGTCCGCCGCTCGTAGGGTGATGGAGGTCACAGGGAACCCCCAGTAAGCCGTGGCGTCGGCACGCAAGGCATCCAATCTCTTGTAATCGAATGGCTTTGAGTCCACTTATCTTACCCACCGCGAAGGTTTGCGCTGTAGGTGCGGTAGAGGTCGATGACCAACCGCGCATACTCCATGTCCGTGTCGAGTTTCTGGAACTCGTACCACGCTCCGTCATGCTCGTCCACCAGCCCTAAGTAGTCGGTGGTGGTGCGGGCCTTGGCCTTGCGCTCTTCGATGTTGCCCGTGGCTTCCTTGAAGCCCTGCGCCTCAATCACCTTGAACCGATGCTCCAGACCCTTGACTCGGGCCTTGGCGCGGGCATGGGCCTCCGCGTTCTCGGAGATGAAGTGGAGGGCCGCTTCGACTTGTTTCTCGTCAATCATTGATGATACCGTGCTGGTCGATGTCCTTGGGGGAGATGTACTGGTTCCACGAAGTCACGAAGCCCCCGAAGTCGGACTCGGCGCTCATGTACTCCCCATCGACTTTGAGGAGGAACTTGGTGCCGTCGAGGTAATCGCCCTCGGGAGCCCCGTAGTACATCTCAATCGTCTGAATCTTCGCCTTCGTCATCATCTGCTTGCTCCTCATAGTATCGGGCGGCGGCCTTGTTGTGGAACTTTCTGACCAGTTCCTCAGAGGTCAGGCCGAGTTCGTCCACCACGGCATCTGGGTCCATGTCGCGGAGGGTTTGGAGGTAGTATTCTAGGCTCATAGTTCGACCTTGCGTTCCATGATGGCTAGTCCCGCGCCCCACACGAATCCGGCACAGGCTACGATGAACCACCACGGCCATTCTCTCCCAAGTACACAGGCTATTCCGGCCGCCACACCAATAAGATATGACCCAACCGCGTTGATGTTTCCGTATGTTTTGAGGTTCATGTTCTTAGTATCGCCTTTCGCTTTTCCGGCGTCAAGAGGTTAGTAGACCCTCGGGACCACGCCCCACATTCACATTGGAATCTCTGGTACAGGCCCACGGTGGTAGGGGCTTTCCCCCGGCGGGTCAGGTTCGAGGAGCCACAAATCCGGCAGACCGGGGATTCCCCGTCCGTGTAGATGGCCCGGTTCGGGTGGCCCTTAATCCACGGCTTCAGAATCTCGTACGCCCTCTCCAGAAGCACTACATCCTGTTTGTTGTAGCCCTCCATCTCCTTGAAGGCTTTGGCATCCCCCTTCATACAATCCGTCCAGAGGTCCATGCCGCGATGCTTGACCTTCTCCCCCAAGTCCAACTGCTTCGTGATGAAGTTCAGTTTGCGGGAGATGAAGTTGAATCGCTTGGCGGTCTGGTAGAGGTCAATCTGGGCAAAGGGGGCCGGAGGCGTGAGGCGCTGGAGCAGGAAGTCTTTCTCCAGGGTCGGGATGTCATAGGATTTTCCATTGTAGGTCACGACCGCATCCGCCTCGTCTAGCAGTTTGTGGATGCGGCGGGTCATCCGGGCGGCCCCGCTCTTCTTCACGGAGTCGAACATGACCTCCTTCTCGCCGCCCCACCGCGCCGCCCAGCAGAGCGTGTAGCCGGGTTGGACAAGATGCTCGACGGGGATGTAGTTCTCCCGCAGCCGCCAGACATACGAGATGGCCGGAGCCGCTTCGAGGTCAAGGAACAGAGTCTTCATCGGCTATACCCCCAAGTCACGGCGCAAGTAATCCAAAACGCCCCGAGCCAATACGCACAATCTCCCCACTTGCCTTCATAGGCCCACCGCCCTGCGTTGAGCAGGTAGAGGGTGAGGATGGTGTAGTTGAAGAGTTTCGGGTCCATGAGCCAAGTCATTTGCGTTCCTTTTCTCGGAGACTTTCTATCCATTCGAGAGCCTGACCAGAGCGGATGTGCTTTGGAGTAACCCGGAGCAGTTTCCAGCCGAGGATGGTGGCTTCGTTCGACTTCTCCGCGTCGGCTTCGAACCCGGCCCCGCGAGTATGCCGCCCCATGCCCCAGATTCCCCCCTCCACCTCAATCGCAATCTTCGTGTCCTGTACGATGAAGTCGAACCTCCATCGGCGCTTGGGGTGGAAGCGGACTTCCCGCTCGTAGGGAATCTTCGCGGCCTTCAGTTGGAACTCTAGTTCGTCTTCGAGGTCACTCAAAGGGGGTGTCCGTTTGCTACGGATTCAAGGTACGCAGCGAAGCGGCGAAGTTGTTCGGCCTTGGTCCGAAGGTTGCGAGGTGTTGCGGAAATACCCACATGGGAACCCACATCCATCCACAAACAGTTTCCGCCCGCAAGATTGGGGCCAACATACAGTTTGCCACCGCCTAGCGAAAAAGTCCGCAGCCGCTTATTCATCGTGATTCTCTCCAATGGGCGGGACATCCGGGGTCTTCGAGATATGGGTCAACCAGCGGGGGCCATTGCTATAGGCAAAGCCCTTCAAGCCTTCCCCACCATTCGCATCCTTCCAGCACTCGAACTTGTAAGGGCAGTAGCCGCAGTTGAACGGGAGTTTCAGGTTGCCTGATTTCCCGTCCGGCTCCGGCTCGAACGCCCGCTTGGGCGGCTTCTCGGATTCCATGTCCCGTACCAGCCCTTCGCGGTCGGGGATAGCATTGGCCGTCCAACTCGGAGTCGCATGATAGGGGTCGAAGGCAATCGTGCCGTTCTGCTTGTCAATCGCCAGGAACCCCACCGTTCCTTTGTGGTTCTCCGCTTCAGCGTAACAGGCAATCTGCCCGATGTAGCCGAAGCCATCGTCCTCTGCCAGAGTCCCTTCCTTGAACTTCTTGAAGGCATAGGTGGAGGCGGATTTGACATCCACGGGGATGTCGTCAATCTTGGCATCCATCCGGCCCCGAATCTTCCAGCCGTTCGGCAGGGCAATCTCGATGGACTTCTGCTGGTCCGTGACCTTGTGGCCCGACGCCTCGGTGAGAGCCAAAAGCAATGCCTCTAGGATGTCGCCGTAGAGGAACTTGATTTTGGTGTGGGGGAGCAGGTCTTCCCCCTTGTAATCATGGACCGCGTACCACAACTGACGGCGGCAAGGTTTACCGACCTCGGACGCATACAGCGTCTTGGGGTCTCTGACTTTCCGCTTGCCGTCGAGTGTCCGCTTGAACGCGGCCTTGATGTCGTCGCCCAGACGGTCCAGAACCGCTTGATTGACCTCTACTGTTTGGCCGTCAATCGCTTTCTGGATGAGGTTCAGGATGTCTGGTACTAGTTCGTTCACGAATGGCTCCTGCGGCAGAGGTAGAGCAGTTCCACGGCTCCCGTGTCGTACACGAACACCCGCTGAGTCTCACACGCCTTGACGATGCGTTCCCGTTCCCATGCGTGGCCGAGAATGAACCCCAGGCTCAGCGCCGCGAGAACCGCCAGAATCGTAATCCAGGTGTCCGTGTCCTTCATCTCACTCTCCCTTCAGATACACTTCAAACTTCTTGGCGAGGTCGATGTAGCCGTCCGAGGAGGGGAGGTCAATCGGCACCTTCACCGCCGCCTCTAGGGCTGCCATACGAACGCGGAGGCCGTCCGATACGGGATTGGCCTTGACCGCTGCCTCCGCGACCGCCGCGCCCGTCTTGCGGAGCGTCGTGTAGTCGCACTTGTGTTCACCGAACTCGAACTTGGAATCAAAGGTCACCTCGTCCCCGATAGCCGCAGGGTTCTTCTTGCCGCCATAGTTGGCCGGGTAGAACCCCACGCTGTACTTCTTCCCATTCACTACAATGTAGTGGATGGGCTTCATCTCGCCCTTGATGCTCTTCTCGACTTGGAGAAGGTCTTCGATTTTACCGCTGACTGTTGCCATGTCTTCCTCTGGGGTTATAGTCCAATCTTAGTCCATCCACACATCGCCGTCAACCAGATGGGACCAAGGAACATCGGTCTGTCCTCGCGCCCAGTTCTTAGCGACGAACCGTGCCGTGTCTTCGCGCAACATGGCGACCGCGTACTCGACCCCCGAGGGGGTGGTGTAGCGGAGCCGGTAGGACATCGCGGCGTCGTCTTCGTGCTTGAAGAGTTCCACCAATCCGCCGCAGGGTCTTTCGACGACCCAAGTATCAAGCAGGGTTAACAAGGGTCAACTCCTCTTCGAGATAAAGTTCCGGGCCGTTCTTGGTCGTGACCCGCCACTTGTAGTGCTTGGTTTCATCTCCCATCACCACCTGCTCCAGCAACTCTCCGACTGGGGGCCGTCCCCGCTTGCCGGTCTTGATGCGTACCTTGTCTCCGATTTTCATTCTTGGTCTACCTCATACCATGTTGAACCAATGGAACACTCGACGAGCAGCGGCAAATCGAACTCAATCCCAAACCGCTCTCGCAATAGGGCGGGGGCTTCCTGCGCCCAGCCTTGGATGGCTCGGCTGGCAGCCTCCGCTCGGTCCTCTCCTTCACAGTCTAGCACAATCGAGTCGTGGATGGTATTCACCACTCTCACTTTTTCCTTCCACGGGCGGTCACAGAGGGTTCGGAAGATACAGCCCAGAACCATCGGCACGATGTCCCCCGTGGCAAAACCCTGGACGGGGTAGTTCTTGGGCTTGGTCGGGGTGAAGTTGATGGGATTGCGGAGTTTGTGGCGGATTTCCTCTGGGGCCAGCCCTTCCACGAACAGGTACTTGCGCCCCGTGGGACCGGTCAGGTACGACCGGCGGCAAGGAGTCCCGCCTACGCGGTCCCCCGCATATTCCGCCCGCTCCTCCACTTCCCGCACCACCCGCTGATGGTACTCCTTGACTTCGGGGTAGCGGGAGTAGAAAGCCGTTATAACATCAGAGGCAAGGCGTTCTGAGATGCTGGCCTGCTGGGCGAGGGTCTTGGCACCCCCTCCGTAGGCGAGCCCAAACACCACGGTCTTCACGGTCCTACGCTCGGCCTTGGTCATGTCCCGGCCAGGGAATACCACGGTCCCGGTCGCATTGTGAATATCCACCCCGTTGAGGATGTCTTCCCGCAGTTTCCGGTCGCCCGAGAGGTAGGCCAGCACGATGACTTCGAGTTGCTTGAAGTCGAGGCTGACCAGCCGCCCATTGGGGAAGCGGCTCTTGAACACCCGTTTGATTTCCGACCCCGTGGGCTGATTCTGGAGGTTGGGTTCGGAGGAGGAGAGTCTTCCGGTATTGGTCGAGGTCTGGTGGAGATTTGGGTGGACATTCCCATCCGGGTAGATGAGGCCGGGGAGAGATTCGGCGTAGGTCGAGTATTCCTTGTCCAGTTCCCGGTAGGTCCGCAACGCCTTGGCAAACTCGCTCCCACGGGCAGCCAGAGCCTCTAGGACATCATCCGCGACGGAGTAGACCCCAGAGGTCTTGGTCTGCCAATGCGGCTCAGGCTCGAATAGGCGCGGCAGGACGATGCTCCGTTCCTCGTTCTTGAACTTCGGTTGTCCCGCTTTGGGACCCGTCTTGAAAGTCCCCGCCTCCACCTTCTCGTCGTAGGTGATGGTGCCGCCGAACAGCACGGCGGAGACTTGCTTGGGGGAGCCGATGTTAAGTATGTTTAACACTTCGGGTGGCAGTTCCCGCAGCACGGCATCCATTGCCCCCTCCCGGGCGTTGAACAGCCGGACGGTCTGCGTGTCGAGTTCCCCGAGGTCAATCGGCATCCCGTTCCATTCGATTTCAGCGACCGCGAGGGCGGCTTCCATCATGGCTTCAATCAGAGGCAGTTGCCCGCTCTTCGTCGCGGCCTCCACCTGCCCGAGATAGACCTTCTCCGTGTTGAGCAGGTCGCCTTTCAGGTACTCGGCCAGCATATCGGCGTCCATCGCCTCCGTCCCCACGCCCGCATCCCAAAGTTCCTTGATGCGGTTGTCCTTGAGGGTGCCGCCGTACTTGGGGGCGAGGTCGTCGAGAGAAGCGAACTTGGATTCCTGCGCGCTCAATACATACTCCGCAATATCACAGGTCCAAATCTTCCCGCCCCTTCCCACGAAGGCGCGATAGTTGAACCCCTCCCTACGGAGCCAATGGAGGTCGAACTTGAGGTTCTGGCCCACAAGGAGGCCGGTGAAGTCGTTGAGCAGGTAGGCGATTTCCTTAGCCCCTGGGCGGATGCTCACCACCCCGTCCTGAAGGGTGCCGCCAAGGACCACGAAGTTCTCCGGGCAGAACGCAGAGCCCTTGTTGCTCCCAACTGCGTTCTTTACGGTCGTCTCAAGGTCTAGGACAATGTGGGGCATTCCGGCTCCTCGTCATCCCGTGATTCCTCCCAACGGGCGAGGGAAGCCGCTTGCTTCTGCTCCCAGTCGTCGAGGGTGGGGTGGCAATGCGTACAATCGTCCGCGCCACAGAATCCGTCTTTACACCTCATGGGTACTCCTCCGCCAACAGCAGTTGGAGGTAATGGATGGCCTTCTCCAAGTCCTGCCGCCCCGATTTGGCCCGATGGCGGCAGATGTACTTTATCGCATTCCCCTCGAACCAGTTCAAGCCATTCTTGTAGATGAACTCCGAGGGCTGAATCCTCATGTCCTTGTAGTGAGAGCCGCCGATTTGGGTGGTTTTAGGGTCCATCACATATCTCCGTATCTCGCCCGAGCGCCATCGAACTTCAGGGTGTGCTGGGTATGACGCGGCGCATCATCATGGAGCCCCACCATCTTGTTCTTCACGATGTTGAGGAACCGCACATCCCGCTCGGAGGGGGTATGGGTCCGGCCCAACATCAGCAGCACATCGCATTCTCCCGGGACATCGGTCTTGCTCCAAGCGAGTTTAGATGCGTCCAGCCACTTCTCGCCTTCGGCTGTACCATCGGCTTGCCACACTCCGAACACCGGCCCCCACTCCTTAGCGAGTTCTCGCGCCCATTGGGCGAGTTTCTGAAGGCGCTTGATGTCGTTCTTCTCTTCGTGGAACCCGTGGACCTTGGGCAGCGTATTGAAGGCCAGGATGCTCGGCCTCACTTCCCGGCACAGATGCTCCACTTCCCTCACGGAGATGCGGGGCTGGTCGTAGACCAGAATCTTGTGCGGGTCTCCCCCAAGGGCTTCAGCATAGAGGGCGTCCGCCTGTGATTCCAGTCCCACCAGTTCCTTTGCCGTCTTGTTGAGCGCCGCTTGGTACAGTCGGAGTTGAATCTTCTCCCCCATCTCCTCGTTGTTGAAGATGAGGATTCGCCCCTCGGTCTGCGGGGCCATGAAGGTCAATTCCGATGCGAGCCAACTCGTACCACCACTCTCGGGGCGCTTGCCAAAGACGACCAAATCGCCCTTGTGTAATGGCCCCAAAGAATCGTTCAAGCACTTGAGCCTCCAATGGATGCCGCCCTTGCGCGCCACCATGTCCAGAATCCGCCCGATGGAGGGCTTCACGAAGCGGTCCATGTCGGCCTCGTTGAGCCGCCCCCGCTTCCACTCCGCCATCACTTCGTCTACGAGCCCTACATCCCCATGACCCTGTAGCACATCCGCCGCGATGTCGCCAATCTTCGTGGCCGCTTCGACCGCTCGGAAGCGTTCGATGATGTCCTTATCCGGCTCTGCCTTCTCGGTATGGGATAGCCGCTCGAACAGTTCGCGGAAGTATTTCTTCTTGTCCTCCTTGTACCCTGAATGCCTGACGATGCGGAACCACGGGTCGAACTCGGCCCAGGAGACTTTGGTGCGCTTGGGGTCCGTGTCGAACCAAACCCCAATGTCGGCCACAAGCGTCTGGACTTCTTCCGACAGGGCGTGCTCGCTGACCTGCCGGGAATACTTCAGGTAGCCGTCCCGAGACTCCAGAACTTTGAGTAGGCTGACTTCATCGGTCATTCACATTCCTTCAGTTGTGCTTCAGCCTGTTTCAGTTTTTCGAGGTAGGGGTAACCACGGCCCAATCTTGCCCCTCTCACGCCCGCGTTATAGGCCCGGAGGGAGGTGTCCTTGACTCTCTGCGCCGCGAGCCTCATGGCCCATTCGTGGTCCTTCAGGAGCCGTATCACGATTTGCTCGTCGGTATGCTTTCCGGGCCAGAGGCGCGGATGCTTGCGTAGGATTTCGCGGGCCGTGATGTGATTCATATGCCCCACCCCAAAGCCGGGGCGGTCCTTCGCCACCAACTCCTCCCCGGCGCGAGACTCCACCACCACAAGAGCGGGGAGTTCCGGCACCTTGTAATCCGCCCCCACCTTAGAGGCGAGGGCGATGATGAGGCATTGCGTTGGTGTCACTCGACAACCTCGATGCGAACCCGCACCGCGCCGGGGTCTTTGAAGCCCCAAAGGTTGTCCTCGACTTCACGCGCCACAATCCCGCGTGATGACCAGACAGTTCGTTTCTTGGTCATCCGGGCAACCGCGACAGCCGCTTGGCGAGTGGTCCGCGCTAGCCCGAGGTCCATATGGCCCGTAGCGAAGTCCACAGGAACCCAACGGAAGCCCCGACCGAACTTGCGCTT